CGGGGGCCGTTTGACGCGCCCCGTGGTGAACGGCACGACGGGAGTCCTTGATGGGACCCTGACCGCCAATTTCGAGATCCTTCGTCCTGCGAAGATCACGGTCGCGGAAGTTGATGAGCTGGTTGCCCGCTTTAAAGAAGCGGTTGGCCAAGCGATCATCAAGTCTGCGGCTGAGACCGGCGCAATCCCCACCTAAACCTGAAAGACAACATGACAACGACCGTTTCGATCGATGCGAACGTCGACGTTTCCCTGAGCGCGAGCTCGGGAAGCGCTGTTGTTCTTCATATCATCCTTAGCAAAGATGGTAGGACTGCGTGGCAGCACAATCTCTTTGGAGATTACGCTTACGAGCGTCAGTGCGCACGTATCGGATTCCTGACCTGGGATCTGATCAAGTCCGGTGTTTCCAAGAAGAACTTGTGGCTGGTCGTAGACCAGTTGCGAAGTCTCGCTTGGGCTCAGGGGGCGTACACCCTAGCTGAAGTGCTTGAGAAGGAGAATGACGAAGTCATTTTCCCTCAATTGCTTGACAGCGAACGTCGTGAACTCCTTCCCCAAGGAGATCACTGATGGGTGGATCTCGAGTACCTAAGCGCCTTTCAGGCGCTTGGGGTTCTGTGCTTGATCAAAGCAAGAACTGCGTAGTTGATGGCGATGCTGTCTTACGCGCGGTTGCTACGGATTTGTTTGTGTCACTCGACACTCCTGTCTCGCTTAGTTGCGAGATTATGCTTCGCTATGGGGACCTGAACCAATTGGTTCGGAAAACCATAGACGCCAGATCTTATAATTGTCCTAGCGCTTTTCGGGATGACTACCAAGCCATCTCGTTCGTGCGGAAGACTCCCTTCAAGGTAGAAGGTTTAGATCCGGAGGCGGAAGCCCGGCTGAAGTTTGCCGAGGCTGAAGCTTTATGCAAGGAGACTAATTTGCGAATCCGGAACTTCCTTCGTTACCCCGAAAGGGCAACGGACGTGGTGCGTCGGGGATGTACCCTGACGATTGACGCCATAAGAGAGGTTCTTGGAGACGCGGTTAGTTCGTCTGAGTGGCTCCGTAGTTGTCGTTTCGGCCCGGGGGCGTTTAACCACCCCTCCGTGCGCGGGCTCACGTCCGTCTACGATAAACTGCAAGTCCACCCTTCGGTCACTCGTGACTTTAGGGAAGCGGGGGCGCTGCTCGTGCAGAGCTCGCCTGCGTGGGCGCGAAGCTTAATGGATTCGGAAGTCGAGGGGTTTTGGCCCTTCGTAGACCCGGGTTTATTGAGCATAGCGCTCGGTAACCGAGTAACATTTGTCCCGAAATCCGCCACGACGGAACGCGCGATAGCCATTGAGCCGCTTGTCAACATCTACGCCCAGTTGGGCTTAGGTGCTATGATTAGGCGACGCTTGAAGGCGTTTGCGCATATCGATCTCAACGAGCAGTGGTTCAATCAAGAACTTGCACGTGAAGGATCGATTCGTGGTTTCTTGGCCACAGCGGATCTCTCCAGCGCGTCGGACACGATCGCTAGAGAGGTTGTGCGGCTGCTTCTGCCGGAGCAGTGGTACGCCCGTTTAAATGCATGTCGATCAAAAGTCGGCGTGCTAGACGGTCAACCGTTTGTGTATGAGAAGTTCTCCTCTATGGGGAATGGGTTCACGTTCGAGTTAGAGAGCCTTTTGTTTTGGGCTCTTGCACGCTCAGCGTGTATCATCACCGGATGTGCCGACATGGTCAGCGTCTATGGTGATGATATCGTAATACCAGTCGAAGCCTTTCCGGCGCTTGAGGAACTTCTTGACTTCTTTGGCTTCAAGCTTAACAGCAAGAAGTCTTTTTCGTCAGGAGTATTCCGTGAGTCGTGTGGGAAAGATTGGTACGACGGGTCAGATGTCCGTCCGTTCCTTCAAAAGGAACTACCGTGTGAGCTTCATCAGCTCTTTGCGCTCGCTAATGGTCTGCGCCGCGTGGCTAATAGGCGTTCACACAATCTTTACGGTTGTGACAAACGTCTATTGCCCGCTTGGCAACAAGTCCTGCGAGCGATCCCTCGATGCATTGCGGCAAGCGTTTGTGTCCCTGCTCATGCCGGTGACACAGACGGAATAATCCGCAATTGGGATGAGGCCCAGAGTTCTCCCTTCGTGCATGAAGCACGAGGATGGGAGGGCCACTGGGCTACACGGTTGACCCCGGTCTCAGCAGAGACTCCTCGAGTACATCACTTCGAGGGAGCAGTAGCTTCGCTACTGTATCGGGCAAGAGACG